GGCGGTGTTGGTACAGCAGTACAAAATATTTCTCGTACAATAGCAGGCGCAGTAACAGGTGTTGGTACCGCGGCATAAGGCGTAACTTATGCCAACATTTGGGCAACAATTTTTAAAAGGTTTTACTGAAGTCAACAGCTTGCGTGATTACACTCACGCAAGCAAAACCTTCACAACTAACTCATTTGAACTCAAGCCACGCTACAAGTTCCTGTTTCATGTGAGCTTCACGCTCAACACGGACATTCCAAAAATCTCACAAGTCATTGGCACACAAGAAGCACAAAATCTCAGTGTGGTGGTCAAAACGGTGGATCTACCCAAGTATAGTATCAGCAACGAGGTAATGAATCAGTACAACCGCAAGCGTGTGATACAGACCAAGATCAACTATGAACCAGTTACATTGACGTTTCATGATGACTCAGGCGACAATGTACGCAACATGTGGTACAACTACTACAGTTATTACTACAAAGATCCCAGCCAAAATTATCTGGCACCTAACAGTACCAATGGCAGCTTGGGCCCATCGGGGAACAAAGTTAATGGGTTTGGTTACAACTCTCGAGACATCTACCAAGACAAACGTGTGGGCAATGTCAACGACTGGGGATACATTGGTGAAGCATTTAACGATGGCGGAAGTGACGCATCGGGCAAGCCGCCATTCTTTAGAGACATACGTATCTATGGCATGGACCAACACAAGTTTGCTGAATATGTGTTGATTAATCCAGTGATCACAGCTTTCAATCATGATCAATACTCTTATGCTGAAGGTGCTGGCACAATGCAAAACACCATGACCATTGCATACGAAACAGTGAAATACTATTCAGGCGCCGTGGGCAATCAACGACCTGACATCAACGTGCAAGGTTTTGCTGATCCTGCACATTATGATCAAACATTAAGCCCTATTTCAAGACCTGGTTCAAGAGCCACAGTTTTTGGACAAGGTGGTTTGTTGGACGCAGGCGGCGGCATCCTGGAAGATTTACAAAGCGGCGGATTGCTTGGTGCCATTGGTGCTGTGCAAAAAGCTGGCACAGCCTACAACACTTTCAAAGGCAAAAACATTGCCAGTATCGCCAAGAGCGAAGCAGTCGCTCAAGGAGTCAAGAGTATTCAAGGTGCTATCCCTGGCGCTATACGCAGTATTCCTGGTCGTTCTAGTGGCATGTACTTTCCTACTCAACAGAGCCCTGGTAATAACAACACAGGTAGATAATCATGTCAACCATTAACGATACCAACTACCGAATTGATCAAACAGTAAGAGTTTTTGATACTTTTTACGACTATGACGTTGATATTCCTGTGGGCGAGTATGATGTGGTCAATAGTTATTTTCGATCAGTAATGACTACAAAACAAGCCGCAGATAACTTTACTGTGAGCTTGTTTAGAGTGGCAGACGAAACTAAAATTCCAGCTCTGACACTGTTACAGAGCTTTCAAGCCAGCGGCGGCGGGGTCGGCAACTCGATGAGTTTAAACCTGAACATGGCCTACTATCTCAACAGCATTCGCAACAGGGCCACTTTGTTGGGCGTGGGAGTGGCTGTAGTACCAAACTATTATGCAGCCAGAAACGTGGTGCAGTAATGGCTCGTTGGGCACAGGGATATTATGACATTCAAAACCCTGCCAAGTATGTGGGCTCAGGCAAGCCAAGATACCGATCTGGTTGGGAACTCAGCTTCATGCGATTTTGTGACTCGAATGATTCTGTGCTGCAATGGGCCAGTGAAGCAGTACAAATACCCTACAGAAATCCACTCACAGGCAAGCAAACGGTATATGTGCCAGACTTTTTGATCACTTATCGCACTCGCAACAACATCATGCGAGCCGAACTGATTGAAATCAAACCCAAAAAACAAAGTGTAATTGAATCCAAAATGAACAGCCGCGATCGCGCTGTGGTAGCCATCAACTATGCCAAATGGCAGGCCGCAACCAAATGGTGCCAACGCCAAGGACTCACATTTAGAGTGGTCACAGAACAGGACATGTTTAACAACGGTCGAGCCTAGCCCCATAAATATGGCATGACTCGTAAACTTGAAGAACTTTTTGATCTCCCGCCTGCCCAGGACGAAGTAGACCTTGCTCTACCTGCACTTCCTACCAATCGAGAAACACTACAAGCTCTAGATGACGCCATTGACAAAGTTGATGGTGCGTTGCCTGCTGTGCGTGGACTCGAAGCTTCCGACACAGAAATGGACGAATTAAGCGACTTGGCCAAGCACAGCTACAAAGATCTCATGGACTTGGGTATGCAAGTTGACTCAAGATTTGCCAGCGAAATATTCTCAGTAGCATCAAACATGCTTGGACATGCAATCACAGCAAAAACAGCTAAACTAGACAAAAAACTCAAGATGATTGATCTGCAGATGAAGAAAATGCGCCTGGATCAACAGCAACAGGTCCTAGATTCAAAAGAAAACGAAGGCCTATCCTCCACACAAACAGCACACGGAGTAGTCTTGAGCCGCAATGATCTGCTAGAACGCATCATTGGCAAAGGCCAAAACACGCAAAAAGAATAAATATACAACAGGATACTGAACATGAAACCATTTGCAAAATACCTAGCTGAAAGCGAACGTACATACAACTATCGTATCAAGGTAGTGGGTGATGTGCCCGCAGGCTTTTTTCGAGAGCTTGAAGACAAGTGCGCTCAATTTGACGTTGTTAAAATGTCAAATGCCAAGAGCACCCCAGTTCGCAAGCAGATCCCAGACTTTCCAGCATTTCCCAATCAAGCAATGAACATTGTGGATGTGGAGTTTAAGTACCCAGCTATTGAGCCACAGATCAAACAACTGGCACAAATACTAGGTCTGGATCCCAACCGTATTGTGATGATGGCCACACCATACGAAGAAAGTCTTGATAGCGAAAGCCGCAAGATTGAAGATGAGAACAAAGACTTGCTGGATGATCCTACATATCCTGCTCCAGACGCTGAACAACGAGCACTGAAGAAAGATTACGCAACTGGTCCTTATGATCATGAAGTTGTAAAGAATGCTTACAAGAGTGACTTTACAGTGGCTGGCGGCAAAACAGCACCAGCAAAAACCACAAACGAATTGCCCATGGGTGACAAGAGTCCCTTTAGCAATATCAAACGTCAACCCAAGCCAGCAACTGGCGCACAACCTCGAGGATAATTCAAATGACATTTTTTTACGATTTAAACAAAAAGCTGGACAGCATTCGCGAGAAGCCAGAAGTCACACACGGTCAGTTAAACGAACGTGACATGAGCCGTGCGGCCAAGGGCTATGAAAAATATGGCAAGCAAGGTATGGAAGCATTGGCCAAGGCTGGACGTGAAGGCAAGGCTCTTGATCCAATTCGCAAGAAGTATGACAAGTATGATGAAGGCATTGAAGATCGAATTGGAGATCTAGATATGACCAACCCGGTTAATCAACCAGCATATCAGCGAAAGGCCGCTGAACAAGGTGGAAACAAAGTCAGCAAGCCACCAATTATTGGGAACAGACGCGAAGGTTATCCTCGAATGTCAGGGGGTGGGGAAGTAGCCCCAATGCCAAAGAGTAAGGAAGGTTATCCTCGATTCTCTGGCGGCGGTGGCTATACTGGCAAAGGAGTTGCGGAAGAAGGTTCTGCTGCAATGACTCCCAAGCAAAAATCATTTGCTAAACTTGCACCTCCTGCAGACAAAATCACTTTTGCCGACAAAATTGCTGGCGCCAAGAAAGAAGTTGATGAGATGCTGGGCGACGTGGCTGCTGAAGCAATGAAGAACGCACTTAGTGGTGGGCAAAAGAAACTAGACAAAAATGACAACGGCCGACTAGACGCTAATGACTTTGAGATGTTGCGCAAAGGTGCAAGCAAACTAGGCTCCAAAGCACCACAAGCAAAAGTAAGTCAGCACAGTACACTAAAACCTCATAGCAATCCCAAGAGTGGTTTGTCAGGACAAGTTCCTTCCAACAAAGAAGAAACTGACGAAGGTTG